TCTCAGGGCTGCGAGTTGCCGATCATCTGCCCGAGCAAGTCAACCCTCCAATGGCAGTGATCCAGATCCAGTCGGTGACCTACCACCGAGCAATGGCTGGCGGACTGTCCGAATGGGACTTCACCATCAGCTGCGTCGCCGGTCGCATGGGTGATCGACCTGCACAGATCACGCTCGATGGCTGGATGAGTTACGCAGGCACGCAGTCAATACGCGCAGCGATTGAAGCCGACAAAACGCTCGGCGGTAACTGCTCCACCCTCAAGGTCGGCGACATGGTCGCCGTACGACCTCTTTCGCTCGGTGACGCCGCTTATCTCACCTGCGAGTTCAACGTCACCGTCCACGCATAGGAGTCCAACGTGAACACCTACAAGATCATCGGCCCGCTCCCCATAGCAGGCCGTCAGTCCGGCGATGTCGTCAGCGATGACGACCTCGAAGGTTGCGACATCGAGCACCTCATCGGTGCCGGTCATCTCGCAAGCACCAAGTCCAAGACCAATCCGGTCGACAAAGCAACACCTAACCAGGAGGACTAAGCCGTCATGGCCATCGTCATCACCAATGCCAACGTCTCCATCGGCGGCGTGGACCTCTCAAGCCACATCACCAAGGTGACACTCTCAACAACGCGCGCCGAGATCGAGACCACGACATTCGGCAACACCGCCAAGCGTCGCGTCGCTGGTCTTCAAGACAACTCGGTCAGCATTGATTTTAACCAAGATTTTTCCGCCAGTACCGTCGAAGCCACGCTGTACCCGCTTCTGTCGTCGACCGCCACCGTCGTCATTAAGCCCAACGGCACCGCCACTGGTACCGCCAATCCGTCCTACACCTTCAACGCTCTAGTTACAGAGTGGATGCCTCTTGATGCGCAGGTTGGCGATCTTGCCAGCGCTTCTATCTCTTGGCCGATTGACGGAACCATCACCAAGGCCACGGCCTAGTCATGGCTGCTCTCATGCGTCTTCGGGTCGTCCCTGCACAGGGCGAGCCGTATGAGGTTCCAGTCACCCCCAAGGTCATTGTCGCTGCCGAGCGTCAGTTCGCTAAGCCGATGACCCAACTGTTTGGCCAGGACGCCTCCTATGAGGCTCTCTGCTGGGCAGCTTGGAAGGGTTCGTTCGTGTCGGGTCTCATTGTTAAGCCGTTCGATGAATGGCTTGACGACATCGACTCGATCGAAGCGGGCGAAGAGCCGCGCGTCCCTTTAGAGAAAGCATGACGATGCTCGTGGCGCAGGTCTCTGTCGCCACGAGCATCGCACCCAACGATCTGCTCGACACTCCACCGGACCTGTTCTGGGCGATCGTTGCGGTACTGAAAGAACAATCTCGGAAGGGGTAGTCATGGCCAGAAATGTCAAGGGCATGGCCACCGAGATCGAGAGCGGTGGACTCGAAACCACTGTCGTCTTGTATGGCTACAACGACTTTAAAAAGAAACTCAAAGTCGCCGACTCTGACCTTCGCAAAGCAATGGACAAAGAGATCAAGAGTTTCATCACTCCAGTCTCAGCTCTTGCCAAGTCCTACGTCCCCTCCGTTGCCATGCGCAACTGGAAGAGCGGCGGCAAAGGTGTTTGGAGTGATCGACTCGGCTGGGATCAGTCTGAGGTTCTTAAGGGCATCACCGTCCGTCAGGGCGGCAAGCGCAGCAAAGGCTCTGCCACATCTGCTGCCTGGCGAATTCAGAACAAGTCTGCTGCTGGCTCTGTCTACGAACTCGCCGGAAGGAAATCCTCTGGCAGCGGTACTGCTGGCATCAGTTTCATCAACGCAATCACTCTTCGTGGTGGTCGACCATCTCGCCTTATCTGGCGTGCGTGGGACGCCAAAGGCGGAGAGCAAGCAATCACTCGGTCGGTGCTCGAGACGATCAACAAGTTTGAGAACCAGCTGCAAAGTCAGCTGGACTAGCAACGCAGAACTGAGGACACCATGGCTGTCAATCTGAACGTCATTTCTCAATTCGACGCCAAGGGCCTCAACCGTGCGCAGTCCGAACTAGACAAACTCGCAGCATCAACCTCGTCGACTTCCAAGAAACTGATGGCTGGCGCTGCAACTGCTGGCGCTGGCATCCTTGTCGGCGCTGGTGCTGTCGCTGCTGGCCTCTATGCCATCGGCGCATCATTCGATGACGCCTTCGACGGCATCAGAATCGGTACCGGCAAGACTGGTACTGAACTCGAAGGTCTCCAGGCCGACATGAAAGCAGTCGCTGGCACAGTGCCGGCATCGTTCGGTGACGCTGGTAAAGCCATCACCGTCTTCTCACAGAAGCTCGGCCTGTCCGGCGCACAATTGCAGACACTCTCTAGCCAGGTGCTCGAGCTGTCACGCATGACCAAGACCGATCTCGGCGGCAACCTCACAGCAGTCACCGACGTACTTAACAACTTCGGCGTCGGTGCCGGCGACCAATCGGGCAAACTTGATCTCCTGTTCCGTGCCTCACAAGCCTCTGGCGTGTCGGTAGCGGAACTTGCCGGCACCATGAGTGGAGCCGGCGTTGTTCTGCGTGAAGTTGGCCTCAACTTTGACCAGTCCGCAGCCTTTCTGGCGACACTCGCCAAGGCTGGCGTCGACGCTGGCGACGTAATGCCGGCACTGAGCAAGTCTCTTGCCGTCGCAGCAAAGAGTGGCAAGGACGCTTCGACGGTATTCAGCGAAACATTCAACGCCATCAAGGGCGCACCCGACGACGTTGCCGGCGCAGGCATCGCACTCGATGTGTTCGGCGCAAAGGCTGGCCCGAAACTCGCCGCACTCATTCGTGAAGGCAAACTCTCTTTCGAGGACATGCAGAAAGCAATCGCAGGCGGCAGCGACACCATCCTCGGCGCATCAAAAGACACACAAGACTTTGCCGAGAAACTCACGCTGCTCAAGAACCGTGTGTTCTTGGCCATCGAACCAATCGCCACTCGAGTGTTCAACAAGATCGGCGAGGTCATGGACAAGCTCGGCCCCAAGGTCGACGAGCTCACGAAGTTTATGAAAGAACACAAAGACATGATGGTCATCGTCGCCGGCGTGCTCGGCGGCATCATGATTATCGTGCTCACCGCCTACACGGTCTCGATGCTTGCCGCTATCGCTGCGACTGTTGCGGCAGCTGCACCGTTCATCGCCATCGGCGTCGCCATCGGAGCGATGGTGGCAGCTGCGATCTATCTCTACAGAAATTGGGACCAGGTCTTTACATGGATCATGGACCACAAAGCCTACGCAGCGATTATTCTCATTCTTGGCAGCGTCATCATCGTGCCCATCTTGCTGCTCGTCGCCACGATCAAGTTTCTCCAGGCGAATTGGGAGAAGATCTGGTCGGTCATTCAAACCGTCACCGATGTCGCCGTGACAATAACTGTCACCTACTTCAAAGCGCTCATCGCCTATGTGGTGTTCATGTGGAACATCTTCCAGACGTTGTCCGATGTGGTGCAAAACGTATTCTCGGCAATCGTCAGCGTTATCGGCGGCGCTGCTGGATTCATCAAAACCGTCTTTGACACAATCAAAGGCGGCATCTTCGACCTCGTCATGTTCTTTCTAGCCATCCCTGGTTACATCGGTGGCATCGGCGCTGGCATTGCCAACGCAATCAGCGATGGATTCAAAAACGCATGGAACACGGTTGCCTACTTCATCAACGATGCAATTCCGAACAGCATCGGCTTCGGCTTCGGCCCATCGATCGATCTGCCCGATAACCCGCTGCCAACATTCGCAAGCGGCGGCATCTTCCAAGCTGCGATGGGTGGTGGCGCTGGCCTCGCTGTCTTGCACGACAACGAGATGGTGCTCAACGCCAAGCAGCAAGAAGGTCTCTTCGCTGGCAACGGCATCGGCGGCGGCGGCGGCGCTGTCTACAACATCAACGTGAACGTCGCAGCAACTGCTGACAAAGCCTCAATCGGTCAGACCATCGTTGAGTCAATCGCTGCCTATGAACGTCGCAGCGGTAGGGGCTGGCGGGCAGCATGAGCGCAACGCTGTTTGATGGCATGACGCTCACCGTCGAGGTGGGCTTCTCCACCAGCGCTGGTTCAGGCACCGTTCCAATCAACTCAACGCTGGCCTCAATCACCTGGACTGACATCACCTCCTATGTGCGTGAAGTCTCAACCTCGCGCGGTCGCTCATCAGAGCTCGACAGTTACTCAGCAGGCTCCTGCTCAGTAGTGCTTGACAATCGCACCAGGCTGTTCGATCCCGAATACTCAGCAGGCACCTACTACGGCAAGCTCACACCTCTGCGCCCGATTCGTATCAGAGTCACGCCAAGTGCTGGAACGATTCGCAGCATCTTCATGGGTTTCATTGACCAATGGCCTCAGGCATACACAAACCCAACAGATGCGACCGTCACGGTCACCGCTTCTGATGGTTTCAAGATTCTCAACATGCTGAAGCTGCCGTCGTATTGGATTTCCACTATCCCTGCTACTGCCACCGCATGGTATCCGCTTGCCGACTTTGCGGGCTCAGACAAAGCCTTTGAAATCATAAAGTGGAGCGCCAACAGTGCGACGTGGAATACGACAACCTACGAACAGGCCTATTGCTCAACTGGTTCAAGTCTGATCGCTAATGAGACTTCCAATTCGTCATCGTTTGATGGCACAAAGTTTCTGTCGATAACTGATCCGATCGTTGCAGCTGCGTCTTCGTGGTCTGTTGAGTTCTGGATGCAGACCACAGAAAACACAAATAACAACTACGGCATCTGGAATCATCTTGACTTTGTGCATGGTGGAACTTGTGGTCTCATCATTTCTGGTGGCATTGCAACTGTTTCGGCTCAGTTTGGGAATCGTGGTTCGTCAAACGCAATGACGGTTAAGACATCGTCAATACCTGTCAACGATGGACTTCCTCACCATGTCGCAATGGTGTATCAATCAGACGCCAGTCTTGGAAACACCTACAACCTCTACGTCGACGGAACACTGGCAACAACCTCAAGCACCTACTTGGACATCATTGACACAGGCATCACCACCGTTCCGCTTGGCTATCCGATCAGCAAATCTTCAACAGCTGCCAACAACTTTCCCTGGTTCTTTCGAGGGTCGATCGCGCATCTCGTCATGTATTCAGGCACGATGCTCAGCGCCGCAGATGTTCTCAAGCATTATCAAGTCGGCGCAGGCACCTACCTGCAAGGAACTCGCACTGACCAACGCATCACGCTGCTGGCTGGACTCGCGGGCTGGATGTCTGATGGCCTAGACCTCGGCACAGGAGACACCACAGTTCTCGGAATCAACACCACCGGCAAAACACTCCTCGACGCTTTGAAAGAATGTGAAGTTGCTGAACAAGGCCGCCTCTTCATGTCCGTTGACGGAAAAATCAAGTTTGTCGACCGCAACTCGGAAGGATCCGGAACATTCATTACATCGCAAGCGACCTTCTCCGACAACGCCACTGGCGCAGAAATCGCCTATTCCGACATCACCCTCACCTACGACGACCGCTACATCTTCAACGACATCACCTTTACTCAACCAAACGGCAACTATTACAACAACTACGACACCCCGTCCCAGGGTAAATACTTCATACAATCCTTCAAAGTTGATAACTTCATTGCCGACTCCGGATATTTCCTTGCAAACGCCGGTCTTTACAAACTCGCCCAATACAAAGACCCACAAATGCGAATCGACGAGCTGACAGTCAACACAAGACGAAAAACCGCCTATCAGTCACCTTGTGTGACTCTTGACATTGGTGACCGAATCACTGTGAAGCGGACACCACAAAATGTGGGTTCCGCAATCTCGAAAACGCTTATCATTGAAGGAATCAAACATCACATCACGCGAGACAATTGGACTGTCACTTTCAACACGTCTCCAACATTACAAAACGCACCATTCGTCTTAGACTCCGCCACACTTGGAGTTCTCGGCACCAGCATCCTCGGCTATTAGGAGCATCCCATGGGGTCCGGTTTCAAAAACTTCACATCAACAGTTCTCACCGCTGCCGATCTAAACAACTACTGCCAGACGC